GTTCCGCCAGAGCTAGAGGGTTTATCATTTTGATGTTTTAACCCTTTTCTTTTGTTGGAGTAATTTTTGAAGAATTTTTGCTCAACTGGGTCTTTTCCGTCTGTGCTTTGGGATTTTCTTTTTTCGCTTAACTCTTTAGACAAATCGAAAAGGTCACCATATGTGCCCCCTGAGCCTTGAGTCTTAGCTATAAAGTCTTTCTCAGACCCAGCGTCTATTCTGGTCATATTCGGGACACTTGCGTTTGGGACGGTAAAAACCCTGTTCCATTCTAATCCGTTTTCATCGGTATACTTATGCTCGTCTTTCGCCCTCTGCTGGATTTCAATTACCTCTTGAGTAGTCGGATTCTGGAAAATGTATATCGGCATTTTACCCTATAATGGACAGAAGTTTATCTAAAGTATTATCAAGTGAGAAGTCTTTTTGTATTTTTAGACCACTTTCATTAACCTTATTGGATTCAGTTTTCTTTATCGCTTCTTCACAAGCGGATATGAAATCGTCCTCAGAAAAGTCATATATATTACCCTGATTATAAGGTTGATTCGGTTTAAAGAATAAACCATCGTAAGCCTCAATTTTTCCATTTGGCTGCACGAGCGTACTGTTTTCCTCGTTTGCCCATTCTTTATATCCATGCGCGTCAAGGATTACAGAGTGCTTCCCGATAGCCGTGGACTGAAACTCAGGTAAGCCCCAACCCTCCGCACCAGACATACCTATAATGATGTCTCCAGAATTTAAGTAATCGTTATAGAGTTCATTAGTTGGCATGTGGCCAAGGAATTGTATATTAAAATAACTTTTACCGTCTAATGATCTTACGAAGTTCTGCTTATTTAATTGCTCGTTTAAGAACGGGTTGTAAAGCGAGCACTGTAGATAATATTTTTTGTTATTGCCAAATTTTTTACTCCAAGCTCTGATAATTTTTTCGTGGTGTTTCCTTTTCTCGAATTTACCACAGAGGTTAAAAACGATCCTATCGTCATCGAAGTAATTTTTATTTAATTTTTTAAAATTAAAATTATCAAAAGCAAGAGGGACAACTTCGCTTTCTACTCCAAACTGATCAAATACATCTTTAGTATAATTATTTGTAAAAATTAATTTATCACAATTTTTAGCAACATTTATCTCGTAGCTTGTTGGTTGATCTAACTCATAAAACGTAAAAAGATAATGAGTTTTAGAAAAGGAATCCATCCCTTGATTAAGGTGCCAAAGCTTTAAACATGGAGTATCTCTGGAGTGAGACTCGTGAGCTTTCCCGATGCATTGATTTACATAGCTAAAAAAAGCTTGATCCTGTTTTTGTGATGAAAAAGTAGGATTTTGCCCAATTACAAATACGTTTGGGTGTAAATCACGAGAAAAAAAGCCTCTTAGGAGCAGGGTTGACACCTGCCCAAAAGAGACTTCCCCTAATGGAGCATTAAAAGAGAAGCTCATGAATATCTTTTATAGGACATCAAGCTCTTCGTCTTCTTCTACGACATCTTGAGTTTCAGTAGCTGAAGACTCTTTGCTCTTGCCAGAGTTCTGGGGAGTTTCCGATAGGTACATTCTGTAGTCTGGAGCTCTATCGTTTTTCTTATCTTTATTAGCGAAAACAATAACTCTAGTTTTCTCAGAATCGATGTCGTCGTTTTCCCCAGTCTCGATATGACCAGAAAGATATTTTGTGCCAGAGGCGCTCTTCTTTAACCAAAGAGCTCCGATCTCTCTGTTTTTCCAATCTCCACCGTTATTAGTTTGATTTGAATCACTCATGCTTCGACTAAGTTATGTATTTTTTTAAAATATGTCAAGGTAGTTTTTTTAATTGTTTTAAAAAATCTTTTATCACACTATTTTTAAGCTTTAATTCTACAGACTCTAAATCTCCTTCAATGAACTCGCACTCGTAAGAAATGTCAGATAAACTTTTAAGTATTGGGTCGTACTTGATTTCATGTTCATTTGCGCCAGTTTTAAAAACTCTCTGTGAATTAATAATTTTAAATTGAGATATATGAACTAAAATACCATTTAATTCATTTTTTAACCAAGATACTTCATCGTGATCGTATTCGCAGTATCTTATATCAGTAACGCAGCAAACTTGATTTTCTGTGTTTTGATTTCCTACATTACGTTCAAAGAAATAATTCTTTAATTTTGGGTCAACTTTGTCTATCCAGTATCTTCCTTTTGATATTTTTCTTTTAGCTCCTGCGTGGGAAACAAGGATTGACCTTAAAAAATTTTTATCCTCTCTAGAGCATACAGTGGGGTCGATGTTGAAGTGCTTTAAGCAGTGAGGCTTTATCTCCTCTTTAAGTTCATCACCTAATGAAAACCTTTGGCAGTCGAGCTCTTCTGACAGTAGTTTACAAAACAAATCTTTACCTGCTCCAGCTACCCCAGCTAATCCGATTATCTTCATTTTATTTTATCTGAATCTCCTACGTATTTCTTTCTACCAACATGACTCAAGTTTATGTCTGTGTCCAACCAAATCTCACCACCTATGTCTTTCCATCTTTTGCAAAAGGTAAAATCTTCAGATAGGTACCTATTGTTATCTTCTGTGTCGTGCATTGTGTCAAACAAACTGTAAAGATTTTCCTTTAATTTATTTTTGTAATTTTCATCCTGAATCCCCATGTATGACTCACAATCTAGATCAGTCTCATAATGGAGTTCTGGGTAGGCTTTTTTCATTCTTTCTATGACTTCTCTTCTGAAAAGTAAAAAACCAGTACCAGTGTCCCTTACGGATAGTAAGTTTTCATATTTATCATGCTTTTTATCATCTACTCCATTTACAACATACTTGATAGGCTCAGTCTTTAATGGGTAAGCCCCAGATAAAACTAACTCATCATATTTTAGCATTTTTATAACATCCACAGCATTAAACTCTATGTCCGCGTCAATAAACATAAAGTTTTCAAAATCGGAAGCCATAAACGCGGAAACAAGATGATTCCTACCTCTTGTAATTAAGCTTTCGTTACCTACTAATCTAACGCTTAATTGAATATTATTAAATAAACAGGCGTGAGTTAACTCCATCATACTCAAAGCATACTCTTGCGTGACCATGCCGCCGTAGCATGGAGTTGCCACGAAAAGTGAAGTAGGTTTATTTTTTTGTTCATTCATAATTTTTTATATATTCTAACGCTGAATGCTTTTCCAAGCACTATAGACACAAGTACCCCCAGTAAGGGGGGCACTGTGCATATAGTCTTTAACGCCATGAAGCTTTTCCATAGCCCCTGTGTTGTTTATGCAGATGGGACATTCTGCGACAATATACTGGCGAAATAATTTTCGCTACCAGACTACCTTTAATAAGGCTGAAGGGACTGTACTCAAAAACTTCGATTACGTCTGATATACCACAATACGGCGGGCATTCCCACGGTAATTAACCGTGCGTCCTTTAAGTCTCATGTATATAATGAGAGGCTACCTTTTGACTTGGTAGCAAGCCAGCTACCACCCTACTTTACTTCGGTTGTCTCAGGAAACTCTACTGATTTCTCTCAGCGAGGTTAAAAGGGTTTAAACCTTTTGCTCTATAGTATTATTTTTTGACATTTAGTCAAGAGAGTTTTGGTTTTGGTAACTCTCTAAAATTAATGATAAATTAAAAATATCTTTGTTAGTGATCTTGTCTGGATCAGACACGTCCTTGTGATCTTTAATTTCATCGCAGAATTTGTTTATAACCTCAGAAACCTTTAAGGCAGTCTCTGCATCTATTGTTACGTCTTGCTCCAATGAATCTAAAGGTTTATTTAATATGTATATATCTTTGCCGTGCATGTACCCTTTAGAAATAGCTTTCTGTTCAACGAGTTTATTCAACGCGCACAGCAAGCAAGCTTTGTCTTCTTCTTCGGACTCGGTAATTAAAACTACTTTTTTGAAGTCTCTTTCTAACTCAAAATAATCATTTTTTTCAAACCACTTATAAGCTTTAACACATGCTTCTAAAATCGTCATATATTAAACACTATCATTAAAAAATTTTTTTTCAAAAAATATTGACTACATTTAAAAAAGTATATATCTTCGGGACAGATGACTACAAATACTAATACTAAAAGAGGTAGAAAGCCAGTTTCCTTGGATTGGCCCGATACGGAATTCACAGCTAAAGAAGTTGCATCAGTGATGCAAGGTAAGCTCTCCAGAGTGTCAGTGCACGCTAGAATAAACAAAGCCGTTGAATCTGGGGAAATCACCATCGTTAGGCAAAAGGGCGGAATGGGTAGACCTCAAAATGTTTACAAGAAAAGCTCGCTAGGTGGTTGAGGAAAGGCCATCTTGGGAGGAGTACGCTCTTGAGTTAGCTAAGGCCGCTAGTTTGAGAAGCGAAGACCCTTTTGTTAAAGTTGGAGCTTGCGCTCTCAATCATGAGAATATGGTTGTGGGCGTAGGCTACAACGGGTTACCTTCTGGCGTTGATCTTAAATGGGAGAACTTTAGCAGGGATGAACGTAGACCCCTGATGGTTCATGCAGAGGTGAATTGCCTGTCTTTGTGCAAAAAAAATCAAGTCAAGATTCTAGCCGTCACCCTAGCCCCCTGCTCTTATTGCGCTAATATGATATCGGCGTATGGTGTTAAGAAAGTGGTTTATCAAGACGATTACGAGCAGAATGATCTAGACTTAATTAAAGGCATATTTGAATTTAATAATATAGAATTCATACAAATAAAGGAAAAGCCCAACGATCAGGCTTCGCTATCTGAAAAAAAGAAAGTAGAAATTCCAGACAATGATCCTTTCACAATTCGTTGATGTACTTTTTTTAAGCTTTTGTTGCGCTTCTGTATTATTTATTTGGTTAGAAACGAACGCTTTCTATGAATACGTTAGATATTTTAATTTAGGCGGTACTTGGTCTTATAAGTATGAAGAATACAAAAAACAAAATAAGTTTTCACAAATAAATCTCCCAGCTTACCTTGCTTTAAGTCATGACTGTTTTTCCGTAAGGTTAATAACATGCTCAATTTGTCTTTCGTTTTGGCTGAACTTATTTTTAAATTTATTTATTTTTGAAATTGTCTATTTCCCTTTTACGTTTGTGTTATCCTTATCTGTTTACTATTTATTAACTATAATGAAGAATAAGCTTGAAAATGCTTGAGTTAGAAAAACACCAAATTAAAAATTTAATCTCGCTTAATGTAAGCATGTTCAGTGATTTTCCAGTTGCTGAAAATTTTGCCAACTCGGCAAAAGAAATTGAAAGTTTAGCTTATGTAAAATTAATTGAAGAGTTAGATAACAATAAAGAGCTTTACAATCTTATAGTTTCTTTAACTGGTTCTGATTTTAAACTTCAAAACAGCCCCCACTCTTTTGACAGTCCTTTTAGTTTAGCCAACTTTATAAACGAAAATAACATCCAAATATCAGAGGGTGAAAAAACTTGGATAAATACAATCACAACAATTCAGGAGTCTTTAGGCGGAGTCTGTTGTTCTGCGAAAAAGCAGCTATTAAAAGAAGCCGATTTATGTTATGAAGACTTAGTAAATCAGTGTGATAGCGAATGGATTTTTGTTAAAAATATAAAAGAAGCTTTATCGACTGAGGGTTTAATTTTTTTAAATAATGGTAATCAAATAAAAATTGTTTAATGAATACTAAGATAGAATCAAATAAAAAAATGATTGGTAAAACCGTTACGGTTCTTAGCGCTGAAAGACCTTTTACTGGAATAGTGAACTCCGTAATAGACGAGGAAACTGTTTTGGTTAAATCTATAAAGAACGGAGAGTTAGTAAAGGCGAGTATTTTTGACATACGTTCTGTTTGAATGTGAGACACAAATTCTCTGCTGGCTCACTCGAATTTAATTTTACTTAGAAAAAACAATAAAAAATCTGGCATGTTTGGTGCTCTATTGATTGTGTTATGTACAAATCAATATTTCTTAGAGACCCAATGGTGGACATGTTAAATCAAATAACCAACCAATTAAACGTGCACTACCTTGACCACAGTATAGAAGACTGCTTTGAAGATAGGGAGTCTTATAATTATAAAATTAATTTAGCTGGAACACAGAAAAAAGATATAGATGTTTCAATCGAGCAAAACAATAAAGACGAAGATTTTTTAGTTGTTAAAAGCGGTAAATCTAAAAGAACTTATTTCATAAAAAAAGATTGCGATAAAGACTCTATTTCCGCTAAATATGAAAATGGGATTTTAAATATTCAGATAAATAAAAAAGAATCTGCTAAACCAATAAAAATAAATATTGACTAGCATTAAAAAAATAAATAGTATAAAAACTGTATGACAAATAGTAAAAAAAGTAAAAGAACCTCAAGTAGAGCCAAAACTAAGACAGCATCTAGAGCCTCAAAGGCGTTCACCGTAAATACCAACTACGCTAGAGTGGCGTTGGTTCTATTAGCGTTAAACGTTTTGTTTACTGGGTATGTTATCTTAAAGCTTACAAATCTGATTCCAGTATCCTAACCCAACAAACACTAAGCCCCGCTTCGGCGGGGTTTTTTTGTTGATAAATTTCAAAAAACAAAACATAATCTTTTTAATGAGTTTCAAAATAGGAATCGTAGGCAATGGATATGTGGGTCGCGCAACTGGATTGCTAAAATCAGAAGGTATAGACTGTTTGTGGTACGACAAAGAT